TGCTCCAGCTCGCGCACCTCAGCGGCAAACGCATGCCCGCACTCGCCGCACACCCGCGCCTGGCTGGCCATTGCGGCGTAGCACTTGGGGCAGACCTTCACCGATGGCGCCTTCTCGCGGTCTTGTTTCTTCAGTCCCTCCAGCGTCCACTCGCGCGGCTCCAGGTGGTGGCCCAGCCGCAGGCAGTTGCCTACATGGTCAAGCACCACAGCCACCTTGCTGCCGGATGGCCGCAGGCACCGGCCGATCATCTGCAGGTGGAGCCCCACGCTGGCCGTGGGTCGCAGCATGATGCAGCCCCCGACGCTCGGCACGTCCACGCCTTCGCCAATCAGCGCGCAGCTGGTGAGCACCTTGATGCGGCCACTGCCAAGGTCGCTCAGCAGTTGGCGGCGCGTGGTGGCATCCATGCTGCCGTCGATGCTGGCGGCCGGGATACCAGCCTGCAGGAACAATGCAGCCACCGCCTCAGCATGAGCGACGCTGCAGCAGAACGCGATGGCGGTCTGACCGCTCAGGTGCTGGCGGTAGTGGCTAACGCAGTCGCCGTGGATTGCCCGCACCTGCTGCTCGGCATCCCGCTGGTCGAAGTCACCCATCCGCTTGCGCATCCCGGCAGCGCTGAAGCCCGGCGGTGCCAGCACCCGCGCAGCCGCCAGGTAGCCGTTGTCGGTCAGCCACTGCGAGCTAGGGCCTTCAACCATGGCCTGGTAATGCTCGCCGAGGCCGCGGCCATCACCGCGGATCGGTGTTGCTGTCACCCCCAGCAGCTTGGCGGTGTTGAAGTGCTCCACCACTGCTGCAGTTGTGCCAGCCGTGGTGTGGTGGGCCTCGTCCACCACGATCAGCTGGAACATGTCCCGCGGCAGCAGGTGCAGCCGCCGCGCCACAGTTTGCACGCTGGCCACCTGCACCGCATGGCTCAAGTCCATGGCGCGGTTGGCGGCGATGATGCCGTGGTGCATCGGCAGGCTGCGGCTGGCCTGGTCCAGCAGCTCCGCGCGATGCACAAGGATCAGCACGCGATTGCCTTTGCGGCTGGCGGCATCGGCGATGTAGGCAAAGCACACGGTCTTGCCACCGCCAGTGGGCAGCACCGCCAGCACGCTGCGCTTGCCCAGCTGGTACTGCAAGCGGATGTCAGTCACCAGCTGCTGCTGGTAGGGGCGGAGGGTCATAGATCGAGCTCCGTTTGATCAGCATTGACCTCAACGCTCCCGGCCATCTCCAGGTTGCGCACCGCCTGCCGGTAGTAGCTGGGCTTCAGCTCGATGCCGATGCCACGGCGGCCGGCCTGCACTGCCCCGTAGACCTCGCTGCCGACACCCATGAATGGGGTCAGGACGGTCTCGCCTTGGTTGCTCCACATCACGACCGCTCGGTCAATCACATCCAGCTGCAGCGGGTGCACGTGCTTCTCGTCTTCGCCGTCCTTGGCGCCGCGGAACTGCAGCACGTTGTCAATCCGCACGTCATCCCAAACGCTGGAGGCATACTGCCGCCAGATCCACTGGCTGAACTGATTCTTTTTCTGATCACCCTTCATGCCGCGAAAGCCCATGAGGTCATGCGGCACCGTGCGCTCACCGCTGTAGTGCATCAGTCCGACCTCATGGGTTACGGGCACCGGGTTCTCGCCCTTGCGGCGGAACATCAGCAGGTAGTCAGCGTTAGCGATGCTGTTGCGAGTTGAGTCTTCGCAGAGCGTCTTGTGATGGAGGCTCTTCATCATGGTGCGATTGCGCACCATTAGCGGCTCCTTCCAGATCACCCGACGACCGCCATAGGCAAACCCTCGGGCCTCATGCTCTCGGATGATCCGGCCAGGTAGATCAAACATGGCATCGCAGCCGGCGTTGCTCAGCGGAATGTCCATGCAATGCACCGCCGAAATCCTGCCGGGCATCATCACCCTTTGGATTTCATCCAGGCAATAGCCGTAGTGCGTGAAAAACTCATCGTAGTTCAGGCAGTTGGACATGTCCCGATCATCGCTGCTGTACTGATACAGCCCAGCAAACGGCGGGGAGTAGACGGTGAGATGCACCGACGCATCGGGCAGTCCTTGCATGACCTCAATGCAGTCGCCGTTGTAGATGGCGTAGTTGTCTGTGATGAGCTGATCCTTTACAGCCATTGCGGAAGCCTCGGTGTAGTGGTGTAGAGATTGGTGCGCTTGATCGTGGTGGCATTGTTCATCTGCGCCACCAGTTCCTCAAACATGGCGGACGCTCGATCAGCCTTGCTGCGCATGTTGGTGAGCACCCTGGCCTCGCCTTCAGTGGCGATCACGTCAAGGTGAACGGTGCCCTGCTGGCCGAACCGCCAGCAGCGGCGAACCGATTGGTAGTGCTGCTCGTAGCTATGGCTGGCAAATGTCACCACATGGGCGCAGTGCTGCCAGTTCAGGCCCCAAGCGCCAATCTTCGGCTTGATCACCAGCACCCGCTGACGACCATCACCAAAGGCCTCATACAGCTCTACTTTTCGGTCGTCTGGCGTGCGGCCAGCAACTTGCGCAGCGCCTGGGATGAGCTGCTCCAGTAAGTCGCCTTCGGCGTTGGTATGACACCAGATCACGGCAGGGCGGTCGTGGTCTACCAGTTGTGCCGCAAACTCGCATCGCTCTTGAATGGTGCGTTTCCGTTCCTCGCGTTCTTCCGCCAAGCCAAAGGCCGGCATCGAAAAAAGCATCCCCTCTGGCGGGGTGGCCGGTGCAATGATGTGATCGCGCTCGACCAGCGGCGGCAGGATAAAGCCATCGTTGGCAAAGCCCAGGTCAGACGGCATCCGGCAGGCCCTAGCCCAGCTGGCCACCCAGCGCCAGAAGTGTTCGCGGGCGTGATGCTTGAGGCGCCACTGGCCGATAGTCTGCGACACCCTGAACGCCAGCTTTTTGTAGTAGTTAGCGTTGGCGTTGATCATCGCTTCGGCTGACTCTTGCAGGCGCTCTTCGCGTTTCTGGCCCTTGTCATCCAGCTGTGCAAAGAAACGGCGCAGCATGTCGCTGTAGCTCAGTTCACCCAGCGCTTCAGATGAATTGCCCAGCTCGGTGTAATCATTCGGCGCAGCTGTTGCCGTGCACAGCAGCCGGTACGGCATCTTGGCCATGAAGCGAGTGATCGCCTTTCTGGTGGAGCCGCTAAACGATTTCAGGATGCTCGATTCGTCGCAGACAACCGCACCGAAATCAGCAGGATCAAACAGGTGAAGCCTGTCGTAGTTGGTGATCACAATCCGTCCCGGCACGCTGCCATCGCTGGAGCGGTGGCACTCGATGCCGAACTTCTCACCCTCGCGGATGGTTTGCGCAGCGACCGCCAGTGGGGTCAGGATCAGCACCGGGCGACCGGTGTGACGGGCCACGTTCTCAGCCCACGTGAGCTGCATGGCGGTCTTGCCTAAGCCGCAATCAGCGAAGATCGCGGCACGGCCCTTGCGCACGGCCCACTGCACGAGGGCCTGCTGGAAGTCAAAGAGCTGCGGCGGCATGAACACTGGCTCGAAGCCATGATCAGCGCCGGTGTGCTGCTTTTGTTCTAGAAATGCCTGGTAATCGCTCATGCCACGGCATGCAATGTGGTCTTGGTCATTTGGGTTGAGGGCTGGTAGATCGCTATGCGGAACTAAACGCAGAAATGCGTGACCACCTAAACAGCGATCTTTTAGCTAAGAGTTGATGTAGTCCTTCATTGAATGAAGCATGGCCACCATGGCGCGGCGATACCTTTGCCGGAATGCCAACCATTTGGCGTGCTGCGATGGACTGAACTCATGCAGCTTTGTGCCATCCTTGCGTATGCCAAGATGCGCGATTGCGTGATTGCGGAAGCCGTGGTACATCAAATTGCTGCGAGCAACGCCGCCGCGAAAATGATTCGGCCTCATGCGCAGCAGTTCGTTCATCACAAACTTCACGCCGGGCTGGCGGCCTTCGTAAGCGCGTGGATTCCCTTGGTAATCAACAAGCGCAGACCATAGGCTGACGCCCTGCTTGAATGCCTCTTGGCTATGGAAAAAAGTCAGCATGTCCTGCACAATGCTTGAATGCGCGCCATGCCGTCGCCATGCACAATGCAGGCTCTTATGTTTGCCGCGAGTGATGTACTCATAAACGCATGGGCAAGTCTTTGCCATGTAGTCGATCCTGGCCATGTTCAGGATGTCATTCATGTCAGTAATCTGCTCATGCGCCCACAAGATGCGCGGCGGATAATCACTGCGTGGGTTGAAATACTGCAAG